AACAGTAGGCATGTATGGTGCTTGGTACTGGCCCCCAAAAGACTGCTCATCTGGACTCATGCTTGAGTCGTAATTACCCAACATATCAAAACCACCACCTCCACGGCGTGTATTACCAATACCGCCTTTACCTCCCATAGAGCCACCCATTCCTCCTCTTGGCGGCATCCCCATGTCGGTTGTGGCAGTCCCACCGTTATCTCCAAATCCGCCTCCCCCTCTTGGTGGTGCTGGTGGTGTTGGAAATCCGCCGCCGCCCTGCTGTGGTGGTGGGTTTTGGCTTCCGCCTTTACCGCCTAATGCAGTTCTTCCTATATCTCCATAATTTCTGGGTGCGGGCTGATAAGGATTGCTAGGTTGAGAAGAGCCGTAGCGACCTCGACCACCAAGTCCGCTCGTAGGAGGGGGAGCTTGACCGCCTTTACCGCCATAACCACTTTGTTGACCGTAACCGCCACGCTGTCCGTAACCACCGCCATAACCGCCACCTTGGTTACCAAATCCGCCTCCATAGCCACCACCTTGGTTACCATAGCCGCCTTGTTGGCCATAGCCGCCTTGATTGCCGTATCGCCCACCAAAACCGCCTTGAGAACCCATTGATCCCCCTAAGCCGCCTTTAGCGTTACCTCTAGAAGGAAATTGTGAGCCGCCGCCATATCCGCCGCCTTGCTGACCATAGTTGTTGGCTGCAATGCCTCCACCTTGACTGCCAAAGCCTCCGCCTTGATTGCCAAAACCTCCGCCTTGACGGCCAAAGCCTCCACCTTGCTGTTGACCGTAACCGCCTTGGTTACCGCCTCTAGTCATTGATCCGCCGCCGCCACCTTTACTCACTGATATTCTCCATATCTAATCATGTTGGTGACCTCTACAGCCCTGTTTCCAACTTGTTTACTCCATCGGGAGTCCATAAATTCGTCTGCCGCTTTTTCGTATTGTTTTTTAGACATTGCGTGTAAAGCGTTTTTAAATTTTCTTAGAACAGTTTGTCCTAAATTAAATGAAATATCTATTAAAGCATCTTGCCTTACAGCGTCTAACTTACAGTACCAAGGATATTCGCTTCTAAGCTCATGCCTTACTCTTAAGATGTCATTACTAAGAAGGTAGTCTACTTCTCTGTCACTAAGCCCTAATCCTGTCTTAGAAATATTACGCCCTACTCCAATGGTTTCGTAGCCACTTGAGCAATCGTAGACTTTGTTTTTAAAGCCTTCGTGACGCTTGAGCATATCTACAAGCCCTGATTCTTCATTTAACATCCCTGTCATTACTTTTCCCTTGCTACAGAATTCTTCTTTTCGTATGAACGCATGGCTCCCATTCCGAGCATTCCCATTAATACAGGCGTTAGTAGCGAAGGGTCAACTGTAGGAAGCACAAACCAGATAGAAAGTATCTGAGATATAATTACATTGTAAGCAAGGCCCAAACCGCATGTCCAGCCAACGAAGGGTCGCCACCCGCCGATAAACAGAGACCCAGACTGGGCTTCAGCCTTGTTTAACTCAATTTGAGCGATGGCATTTTCGTTAGCCGCTTTCTCACTCATCGTAGCAATTTCGTGAGCTAGGGCATTGGCTTGATCTTTATCAACAATAAATTTGTCTAAAAGTCCAGTAACTGGGCCTATCAATGCTTGTAACATATTTACTCCTAAAGTAGTTTTGTTAAAACAACCGCGCCTACGATAAACGGGTACACACCCCATAGCATCAGTTCAAGCCTGTTAAATCTATTAGCTCCGTCATTAAGCCGTTTCTCAATATTCAAATACCTTATTGTGCATTCTTTCTCATGAGCCTCTAGTCGAATTAACGACTCTTTAACGGTAGCCATTCTGTTTCCTTAAAAATTATAGTGTAAACTTTTAGCTTATTAGACTTACCTTTTGCTTTAATAGATGGTAACGATTGTAACTCACTATTGGCATTTTGTGCAGTATTGTATCCTATAAGAACATCAACTCCTGCATCCTTAGTTCCTGACTCAAGCCTAGCCGCCACGTTGACTGCATCGCCTATAGCGGTGTAATCAAACCTTTGCTCTGAACCCATGTTTCCAATAATTGCATCTCCGCTATTAATGCCTATTCCTATCTTGATTGGTGGCAGTCCTTTAGCTTGAAACTCAACATTAAGCTCCTCCATGTTAAGCTGTATCTGTTTAGCGCATTTTATAGCCCAATCCTCGTGGTTATCTAGGTCTAGAGGCGCACCGAATATAGCCATCATTGCATCGCCAATGTATTTATCGACCATCCCGTAACACTGAGCCACTGCTGATTGCTGTGCAGTTAGGGCTTTATTCATTATATAAGTCACTTCTTCGGGCGTTACACTCTCTGACAGGGCCGTGAACCCACGAACATCGGTAAACAGGAACGTACAGTACCGTTTTTCACCCCCTAACTTGAGTAATTCAGGGTTTTCTTGCAATCTTTTGACCTGCCTTGGGTCTAAGTAGTGTTCAAACTGCTTCTTAATTAGCTGTCTGAGCTTGTATTGCTCTTTGTAATTAAGGTAAAAAGTAGCAGATGCCACAACAAACTGGGAGATCATTGTCCACGTTACATCTATTAAGAACCCTCTCTGTATCAACGCTAACCCAAAAGCACCTGTAGCCACAATAAAGACAGTAGAAAAAGCCAAGCCAAGATAAACACCTAGATAGCTTATAAACATAAAAACTAGCAAAACACCAAAAACAAAAATTAACATTTCGTACAATAATGATTCATTTGGAATCATAGGCATGCGCTTTTTAGACGCATGGATAATAGTTTCGGCTAATGATGCTTGTATCTGGTGCGGATAAAACAGCCCTTTGGGAGTAGATATTTGAGGGAGTATGCCTTTGGCCGTGGTTCCAACTATTACAACTTTTCCTGCTACATCCATTTTGCTCAAAGATGTTCCATGTGGAACAACCCAGTTTACCCAAACTCTTCCAACATTATCCGTAGGTATAGGGTTTAGTTGTTTAACTCTAACTTCTTGTATTCCGTTGTTGTTAGTCTTAATAACGTAAGTACTTGTTCCTGTTACGGCCTTTAGAACTTGAGTTCCAAAACTAGCCATCCACCCGTTTGGGCTTCTCATCAACAAAGGCATTCTTCTTAACAAGTTATCAGTATCTACAGGTGCAGACACTATTCCCTGCAAAGCAACATCCCTAAGAGCTTTAATGTTTTGTGTTACTCCAGTAGCTTTTATGCCGCCAATGTCATCGCCTAAAATTACCGTTCCTTCGGTTTCTGGTATTTCCTTATAGCTGTCAGTCTCAAACATTGCAATAACGCTAGGGTAATAGGATAAAGCCTCTGCAAACGCGGCATCTCCGCCAAACCGATCTGGCTCACTAAACACAGCAACCCATGAAACAGATAAAGCTCCTGAATTTAATAAATCTATATGTATTTCAGCTAAACGCTCTCTAGGAAAAGGCCATCCACCCTCAGCCTGAATGTCTTCCTCAGTCAGGTTGAGTAATACAATATTTCCTGTCGGCTTCTCTGTTTTAACAAAAGCATCAAAAGTTCTTAGCTTTATAATTTCAACTAGCGAAGGTTGGTACAGTAAGACAGCAAACAAAAACGCCGTAATTAAACCTATAATGGTCTTTTTCATTACCCTTCCTGCAATATTCTTATAGTAGAGTCGCCACCGTTAATCTTAATGACGTTAGATACGCCATCTTGTATTAGTATTACGGTGTAACCGCCTGCTGTATCCAAGTCTAGGCGGCTGTACTCACTTACGCCCCTTATAAGGCTTATGGTCTGACCTGTAATAAGCGTTGTTATCTGCGTTTCTGCATCTGCTCCTAACGCAGTGCCTGTCACGGTAACGCCTGAGACTTGTGCTAGTTTGTCTTCTTCCTTTGCAACCCCCAATGCGTCCAGTATATTTAACAAGTCCTCAAGGTAATTAACGTCTAAGAAGTTTATGTCTAGTTCTGTAAACTCTAAGCTATCTTCTGCTAGTAAGTCCTCCGCAAGATAGTCAATGTCTAGATCATTAAAGTCTAGTATGTTTTCAGTCTTAGCTGTTCGTTCTTCTGAAATCACTATTTCTTTCTTAGGCGGCGTAACAATTAACATGTTATCAATAAAGTCTAGCGTTAGGTCTAAGATAACAGGCTTTGAAGGGGCAGACTCATACACTGATACAGTTGTAGCTTCGTAAGGTTTATTTAACAACACACTGCCCATAGCAGTTACAACTTCTATTTCTCCGCTAGAGACTCCATATTGATCGGGCAAAAGAATGATAAGGCTACGTCCCAACTCGTCTACTGTCGCGGTGAAATCTGTCCCGCGAATTGCGATATCGGCCACTGGGGTTTTTAGCGATAGATTGCGTTTGTCTATCTTGCCTAACTTACCCGTGATAAACCGCGCAGTACCTAGTCCAAAGGTAAGCGCCATCTTTGATTTAGAGGGGTCTGGGTCGTAGATATACTCATCAATCGTTAGCTGAGAGTGTTCAGTCAGTTTTACTGTAGAGTCATCTAGAAAGGTAATAGCCATCCTACCATTACTAGTAATGGCTTTGTCGTTGGATTGTATAGAAAAAGCTAGGTCTGCTGTGTTATCTAGTGACCCTCTTTTAATCTGAGCGTACCCTGATACTTCAGAGACTCCCCCAATATCAGCAACCGATGCCTGTACCTTGGTCATTTTGAATGACACACACAGTACCAGAACTGCCAATAGAAGTAATCTTGAGCCAGTCATTATCTTGTGTACTCAGTTGCTGTATGTTAAAAGTCCGGCTACCGCCTGTTTGATCAAGATAGAAGTAACCTCCTGCGCTTGCAGTAACACCCGTGCCTGTATAGGTTAACGTGTTATCAGAACCATCAATATCAACAAAGTTTGTAGCTCCGTCTATGTTTATGTTAGAGGTAATCGTGTTGTTAGAGCCTTGTATTGTCCAGTCTAAGTCTAAAGTAGCCGCTAATGCTGTCGTACCTTGGTTTAACGTAAAGGTGTTACTACCACCTGTTACATTCACCAAGTGATTTGAGCTATCTGCGCCGTAAGTGTTGCTGGGGTCTACTTGGATAGTAAACAGGTTGGTAGAGCCTGTGAAGTTATAGTTACCTGTAAACGAGTCTGCCCAAATATCACCAAAGAACTTGTTGGTTGCACCGATCATGTTGATGTCTAAAGTCATGCTAGTGCCGTCTAGATCAAGGGCCGTTAAGCTTCCTGCTGTTGAACCAAGACCACCAATAAGGTTAGATATACCTAGTTGCTCTATATCTATGTTCGCCGTAGCGCCCGATTGCGTAATGTATATTTCATTGTCAGCACTATAGGCAGTCCCAACAAAAACAAAGTTTAAAATTAATATAATCTTATTTATCTGTTTCATAAACCCAAAACCTCCTTTCATAGCCAATGTTAATTAGTTCTAAAACTGCACCCTCAATAGCTTTCATTAAAGCTATAGTAGTAGATTCATTGCGAGAGTTGCCTAGCTCTATCTCAACAAGCTCTGTACCCATCTCTCTAAACCTAAAAACATCATCAGATTGCCCGTAACTAAATACGGTTTTCTGGCTGAGTACTTCTATTAATATCTCGCCAGTTGCTACTGAGACCATACGCAATGAGATTGTAATATTGTCTTTTCGGTACTGTGCGCTTTTCCCTATTCCTAAATACCTAGCACCCATTCCGCCAGTAGTCAAGTTAGTATCATACGCTATTACGGCTCCTTCTAGCAAAACACCCGCAAACAGCAGTGGTGGCACACCTTTGCTGTCGCTATCCTCTGGCATTTGTTCTCTTGCAGACCGTATAAGCTGTCTTTCCTTAGTAAGGTTGTCTAGCCCCACCCGTTCTACTACACGAAAGAATTTACCGTTTGAAGCATGTTTTAAAGCACGAATAAGTAGCGCACTGGGTTGTTGAGTTACAGCCGTTGAAAACAAAGCAAAACTGCTATTGCTTTTACGCTGTCCTGTTTGATCTGTAAACGAGTTAGGGTATATAGCTACTATGGGCTTAACGGAGGGAGGCTTGACGTTTATTAAAGCAGTTGACTGTAACTTTTCTATTTTAACTACATCATTTGCCTTAAACCTTTGCTCATAGGTATCGTCAAATTGATCAACAATCGAACAACTAGAAGTAAAAATTGCCAACAGGAAGGGTAATCTCAGTAACATTTCCATCTGCATCCGTAATCGTTAGGGTAATAAAGTCACCGTCAATAGTGTATTCAATAGTATTACCTTCTAACTCTATAATTCCCCCGGTGCTTGCAGTTTCTCCAAACAAGTTATTAACAAGTTGACGACTAAGCTCTGCATAAATGCGTGATTCTAAATTACGAATAAATCGGGCAAGAGTAGTGTTTTCCGCATCCCGCTCAAGCTCTTCTTGATAAGCTTTAATCTCAGCTTTTATATCGGCTTTGCGGTTGAATTCTTGGTTCTCAATGGTTAAGTAATGCGATGAGGTGTTTTGACCGTTAAAGCTAGGAGATTTAAACTTGTGCGTTATGGTATCTGCGGTAACGGGTATCGAGATCAAGGCCGTTAATAATACGCTAATCTTTGCGTTGGTCATCTCTATCTGCCTTTGCAATTCTATCGGTCTGTAGCAACTGAGGTACGCCTAGTACGGTCTTTAGCAGGACATCCTGCCTGATAATCTCGTTATCAACAGAGCGCACACGGTCTATAAGAGCAATTAATATCCCATGCTGTCCGTCTAGCTTGCCACCTAACCGCTCTTCTAGGTGGGCTATTTGTTCTACGAGCTTGTCATCTAACGTATCAACCTTAGTTTCTAGGCCATCTATGATACGATTAATGAGCTTCCAGATAAACATGCCCAAGCCCAACGCGGCGGCAATAGGGAAGCCCACCTCGTTGATTAGCTTTATAACCGTGTCCATTGGTTACTGTTTCGCTTTTGGCCCTAAAAAAGCCAATTTCTCCATTAAAGGGTAAATATGCTTTGCTAGGAACGCATCGTCTTTAGGCGTGTCTGTCATATTACAAATCACAGACGCAACCGATACTAGCGTGGTCGCTAAAACATAAACA